ATGACTCCAGCATTAGTGCCCATACGTGCAGGCGCGGGTGGGCGGTCAGCCGCGCTTCCGGTTGATCCAAAAATTTATGAGAAAAGAAGCATATGGACCACCATATTCGGAACGTGGTGGTTCAACAGAAGACAGACGCCAAATATTTATTTAGAGGAAGAAGTTTTAATCGACTCGTGGGTCGGAAATGGACAAGACGAGGGAGAAATTCATGATGATCTCGACCACGTGCTTGTCAAGACCAACGGGGAGTTTACCTTGGGTGAGATGAACGAACTCAGGAGTTCTGGGTGCGAGCTGCTAAAAGGTAGCTATGTGCAACAGTTGAACGAGGACGGTACCATCACCCATAAGTGGAGAGTTGATTATAGGAAGCCATTACCGGTGGAACACAAAAACGGGGAGACGTGGAAGTGCATAAGGAGGGGTAAGAAGAAATCATATGAGAACAAATTATTGTTCCTCATCAGAGAGAAATTCCCTTTTATGCTGACCCCACGTACTTCATTAAATTACAAATGTATACACAGGTACGCGACCCAACTTATGATCGAGCATAATGTACGCTTATGCGACAGAGTGGCCCTGCTGGCTACAGTCGTAGAAAGGTATTTCATACCGTGCGAGTTAGATAAGAGAGAGAGTGCCTATCGGAACACTGTGAGTGCACAGGTTCTACGGGAAGATTACAACAGGTCAAGGACTGTTGAACATTCTTTCCAAAGGTTCGTCGGCTTGGGGCTTTTGCCCCATGTCGGCGGGCTCAGTTCCCAATGAGGGGGCCCTGTGGCCGTATCTTCACGAGACTCTGAGTTTGATTACAGTCAACTCAGGTCTAGTGCTCTTAAGGTACGGTCATCGGGGTCCCTTCCCAAGACCCGGACGATAATTAGTTTTGATGCCTTTGGATCATCAGAACTAGTCGGGTCTTTCACTTCCAATCTCCATAATGCCAGGGCTGCGATACTTGCCAGGGTGTTATTTGCAAAGAGAAAGGGGGTGTATGTACCAATCCATGAAATAGTTCCCTGCCTTAGTGATTTGAGATTAATTATGAGACCTTTCGTAGAATCAATCAAGCCCGAGTTACCCCTAGCCGCCCCGATGACCACAGACCAGTTTCTGTTAGATCTCACCGGCCGCAAAAGGGTTAACTACGCCCAAGCTTGTGTAGATTTCAATGAGAGGGGCTTCAGACCATCAGATGCTCACATTCGGATGTTCCTTAAATTCGAGAAAGATATCACGACGTTGAAGAAGGACAGGATACCCAGAGTAATATCGCCAGCTGGGTTTGTGTATTTGTTGCTCACCGGGCTTTACATCAAAGCTGTGGAAAAGAAAATATACCACGCCATCGACACTTTGCTTGGCTACCGATGTGTAGCCAAGGGCATAAATTATGATGATCTAGCGGAAATGATATCCGATGCCTGGGGCGCTTTTAAGAACCCCGCAGGTATTGACTTGGATGTGTCAAAGTTGGACCAAAGTATTTGTGCAGATGCACTACGAGTTAGTCATGACCTTATAATTTCATGTTTCGGTCCTGGAGACAGAGCGGAAATAAGCAGGTTGCTAGAATATCAATGCAGGACCATTGCTAAAGCTAGAATGACGGACGGGTGGTTATCCTATAAAGTGGAAGGAACGTTGACATCGGGACAGATGAACACGTCGCTGACAGGGATTTGCATAGTTGTAGGAGTCATATACCCTCTCCTCCGAGGGGGGAACATGAGACTCATCAACTGTGGGGATGACTGTCATTTGGTAGGGGAACACAAATATATGAAGGGTGTAGGGAGGAAGTTAGAGGCTAGGTTTGGAATGATGGGAATGGTTATAGAGATCACTAAGCCATTTGTAGAGTTAACGACTATGAGGTTTTGTCAAGTTGCGGTGCTCAGGAGTGACACCGGATATAGATGCGTAAGGGATCCCTATGTGGTTATTACAAAGGATTCCTGCTGTTTAGAGAACATAAATGTTCCCTATAGGCTAGCAGCTTGGGCCAGGAGTGTAGGGCGAGGGGGGGTCGCAATGTTCGGCGGCGTACCAGTCTTAGATGCTTTCTACAGGTGCCTCATCAGAAACTCTGAAAAATTTTTCCAAACTACAAAACTATCAAAGCGGGCCGCTAAAAGGGCTCGCAGCTACAAGTTGCCTGACGGATACACCAATTGGGGGGAACCTATATCTTACCAGAATAGTGTGGTAGATGACACAATACGCTATGAGGTTTTTGTTGCATTCAACATTGCTCCTGCTGATCAATTAATGTTGGAAGACCATTACAATAATCTCGATATAGACTTCACAGTGGAACGAAGAACGCCTTGTCCAGGCAATTTCAATCTGCTCTTCCAGTAGTTCGACACGTCCGAGATGACGTTAAACTAATAGGGTCCTATGGTTAAGATCCAAAACGTTTCCTTAACAGGTGTAAACATTTACGTGCTAAACAAAAGGCCGAGAGACTGCACGGAGTCGCGTTAGTTCCATAGGATGAACAGTCCAGTTATCGTTAGCTGTATCCTATACATAACGAGAAGATGCCTATTAAAGCAAAATCCAGACGAAGAAAACAAGCAAGGGCTCCTAAGAATAAGGCCCAGCCTTCACAGGCGAAAGAACTGACCAGACTAGGATCAGCACTTAGAGCCCTCGGAGGCCTAGGAGGCGGGTTTGCGGGGTCCCTTTTGGGCAACTCTGCTTACGGCAGCCAAGTAGGTACATCCCTCGGGGCTTCATTATCCAGGTTTCTGGGCTCAGGTGATTATACCGTCTCTAGCAATTCGATAGTCTCATCCTCACTTAAGGGGTCGAGCACTATTCCGAATATGCATAGGACTGACCAGACCATCACCGTTAGGCACAGAGAGTTTCTGAGTGTTGTAAAGAGTTCAACTAGTTATACAGTGTCCAACTCATATGAGATAAACCCGGGATTAAGCAAGACTTTCCCGTGGTTGTCCACCCTCGCGAGCAGTTTCCAAGAGTACACCATCAAGGGGTTAGTCTATCACTACATACCCACATCAGGGATGATAGCTGGTACCACTAACACAAGTTTGGGTTCAGTTATGATCCAGACTGCGTATCGTGCAAGCGATACTGCCCCGACTACAAAGTATGAACTACTCAATGAATATTGGGCAAATGAGTGTATGCCATCTGAAGCTATGGTACACCCTCTAGAATGCAAGAAGTCAGAGACGGTCTTAGGAATGAGGTACATACGAACCGGCAGCGTCACCGATGATGTCATGTTTTATGACTACGGTAAGACCACTATTGCTACGCAAGGCCAACAGACTACAGGACAGACCATAGGCGACCTATGGGTCACTTACGAGGTTGAGTTAAAGAAACCACGAATGCACTCCTCATTGGGAAGAAGCGTGTTGTCAGCCCGATGGGTGTCCGCGACAACAGCAGCAGCTTTCTTTTGGTCGGGGGCAGCTATTCAGTTCAACTCCTTCGCAGGCATCCCAGTTGTCACATCTCCTGTCAGTCAAGTGCATACGGTAACCATACCTGCTGGTAATGCAGGAGCTTTCACTTTGTCGGTCCAGATGCAGGCCACAGGCTGCACCATATCTGGATCACCACTTCTATCAGGGACAAATGCAACCGCGATCACAGTTGTCGGCAACAACAATGTGTTCTTTTTCAGCAACTCAAGTACCACTTTTGGTACCATGTATTTTGCGTTTAGAGTCACAGATCCAACGTTGGATGCCACAATGGAGTTGAGTGGGTTGACGACCAGTTTCTCTGGAACGGCTTCGGTCACATTTGTGTTAAACCAGATAGATTCGGACGCGACATCGGCTTAAGCTTTAGGTGTCTTCAGGTAAGACCAGGGTTCATCTGCCCTGACGTGGGTTTTGCCCCCACACCTGTCGTGCGGCATGTGCGTTATCATTGTGTTGTCAATGCGCATATAAAGGGACTCCCAGTCGATAAATGGGACGTACGACCATGAACAGAGAATGGAATGAATTTGCATTCCCGCTTATAGGAGAGCTGACAACTGGTCGCTCTGTTCATGGATACGACGTGTCCGACGTCAAAATGCTTGTCACAGCATAGTCACCGTTCACGAGCCGCCATACCGATGTTAAGAGGCGTCGGTAAAGGCGAAGGATGCAGCAGGAAGGGTTGATGTCTTCCGTGGGGTACTACGCACCCCCATCTGCGAGTAAGGTCGAGCGCATCCGGCACAAGGGTTAGTGTCGATAGAAGTTGTTGTAACCTTAGGCAAGTCCCATCAGGGTAGCCTAACGCGTCCGATGTGTTTAAGTAGGCTATTGGCAGTGCCGAATCGGATTTGAAGAGCCCGTCACAAGTTACCAGTGAAGAAAGTGCTTTGGTAAACGTAATTAGGAG